TGTATTGGAATGAGAATGACGGCTATGACATCTATTGGGATAAGCATGCGCCAGAGTTGGCTAAGCGTGACTACTTCGAGTCAGCCTTAGATGCTGCTTTAACTACTCAGGCTTCACTATATAATATAGTGGATGAAGTGTGAACGGGAAGTGTACGGGTCACCCAGACCCAGACATGTGGTTCCCTGAGTTTCCACCCAATCGACCGAGTATGAGTAGCACACTAGCACTAGCAGAGAAAGTTAACGAGGCTATTAGCCTTTGTAAGTCCTGCCCTTCTATGGTAGAATGTGATAGTGAAGGTAATAAGCCCGAGAACCGTGCCTATGGCATATGGGGTGGCGTACTAGCAGGAGAAAGATTACTTGAGTTAGGCATCAAGCGTGATGAACTGCCCAACTGGGCACCCGAAACATCTGCGATAGATTTATATAATCGCCTGTCGCCTTGGTTAGAGGAGTGATGAGTGAAGCGAATCGTAACAGTAGTGTTAGTCGCTGGGCTGTTGGTGATACTACACCAACCTAAAACTGCCGAGCCAGTCCAAAGGGAATGGACTGTAGCGGATAGTAAATCATACGCTAGGGTCAAACTCTATGCGTGGGCAAAAAACCAGTACGCTTGTCTAGAGAAAATGTGGACACGCGAGTCCAATTGGAGAGCCAATGCGTACAATCGTCAGAAGGTAATGGGTCGCAACGCTTACGGAATACCCCAAATACTTGGGCTAAAGCGTGGCACTCACCCAACAAGGCAAATAGACAAAGGGCTGGAATATATCACGCACAGGTATGGAACACCTTGTATGGCATGGAAATTCCACCAGCGGAAGGGTTGGTACTGATGCGACGGGAAGCGTGTCAGTACCGCCCAACACAAACAAGGAGGCGCTATGCCAACGTATGATTACGAATGCCCAGGAGAAGGTGTAGTCATAGAACTATCTCTACCCTTTGACCATGAGCGACCCGCATGTAACACCTGTGGTGCGCCTATGGAACGCGTTTACACAGCACCAGCAGTAAAGTTCAATGGCACAGGTTTCTACAGCACAGGAGGCTAAATGGAATACAGCAAAGAAGAGGCGCTTGAGCGCCAAAGGTTGATCGATAGCATCACTAAGAATCTGTCCGAACTAGACCTAAAGAGCAAAATGGAGTTAATTATGGACTGGGACGATAGCAAGGAGGCAGAGATAGAAGCGGTAGACGGGTACGAGAATTGGTCAGACCCCAACGAGTGGGAGGATAGACCATAAAGTTATTTGGTATCCTCTTTGTCATTGTCTCGCCCGCTATTCTCCTCGGAGTAATCGTCGGCGCTTATAACTTCGTCTGGTTCCTCGGTAACTTTATCAGCGGTATCTTTATCTAGCCAAGGTCGAAAACCGCCCATGCGAGTAATCAACTTACGAATAGCACGGTTATGGCGCATACGCGCCGCATCTTCACTAGGTAGTTTCATCTCAGCAGCAATAGCACCGAAATCTAGGGACTCAGCATATTTGTAGAATAGTATCGACCTATCCTCCGTACTCAACTTAGAGTATGCTGATTTGATTTCAACCATCATCGCCATCAGGTTACCACCTTCTGATGGTGCTGGTGGTTTCCCTGTTTTACCAAGATTTAAAATTGGAAGCACAGTCATTTCACCGCGTAAGATTCCAGGAAGCATGGCTTCAATAACATCTGCCTCGTAATAGAATAGGTCAGACATTTCGTATCCACCTACACGAGCCTTCCACTTCTGGCAATAGTCCAGCGCTTCATTGCGCAGCGAACGATAGATTAAATTCTTAGCATCCTTCGGGCCAATTGCTTCCCACTCGTTTAACTTGTTGGGGTGTTCGAGAAACCACTTGTACAATGATTGTTTAATATCATCTAACTCAACCATACTGTACTTTTTATGGTACTCTGCTGCCACACTAATTACAATGTAGTCCCAAGGTTCAATACGATTCCAATCCATTATCCCCAACGCTTACCTTCCACAATAAATGACCCGTCCTTCTGAATAGGGATAGTAACTGGAACTACTGTGCGACCATCAACATAGAGCATACCGAAACCCTGTTGCCATGTGAACAGACCACCCTTAATATACTTAGCATCCTTATACTTCATCAGGTTGCCCACTTCCATGCCCCATACTGTTTGAGGTGTTGAAGTTCCGTATGCTTGAGTGTGATGCGCTAAGCCCATGCGGTGCGTGTGTCCGCACACTACTGACTTGCCTGTGCGCATGGCTAAACCTAGGGCTGTGAGCCCACCAACAGACTTCATAGAGCCTTCATCACCGTGCATTAACAACCAATTAGGTGCTAATTCATACGGCTTAGTATGGTATGTAGCGCCAATTTCAGGTAGGCGCAGGAACTCTGGAAGTTCTAACTCAGGCAGTCCCAGCAGGCCAGGAGCACGCATCATTACTGTATTATATAGTCGATCAGTATGATTAGAACGGATTATGTGCTTAACTTTAAGCGCTTCAAGTACACGTGTAGTTTCGTCGCGGTCTCGACCGATAGAGCGCTCATACTCTAGAGGTGTGCCTTTAGCCCACTTAGAAATAGTCTGCATGTCCATTTCATCACCAACTGAAACAACTTCGGTTGGCTTATACGCCTTGATAAACTTAGCAAGGTTATCTACGGCTCGCTTGTCATGATAAGGTATCTGCAAGTCAGACACACAGACTATTGTTTTCATGGCTTCTTTTTCGTCGCTTTCTTAACACGTCGTTTGTTCTCAAGCCCAACGTTCTTCTTCTTACTAATTACGCGTAGGTTAGCAATACGGTCGTCGCCTGCTCTACCCTTGTTATTCTTATGGTCTACTTCTGAATTCCTAGGCAAGGTTTTTCCAGTAGCATCTTCATAATCTTTGCGTGCTTTGTTAGTAGATGTAGTTTCAGTAGTGCCATCCTTTTTCTTACGCTTAATAACGTAGATAGGGCGGCCACCATTTGCCTTGCTGCCTTTATATGGCCCGAAGATTTTCATTACTTATCCCACTTATCTCTTAGTAGTAGCATGCCGATAATGGCGTAGTTCGCCATATCTTTGAATGAATCCTCAAGACTTTCATGTTCAGGCTCATTCTTTGAATCAACTAAATTGTTAATGCGTGCTAACTTATCGTGCATCCGTACGCGTAAGCCGTTGATAGCACCGCCAGGAGCATCGGCAATATTACGTGGGCCGTAGTCGCGGTGCTTAGAAAGCAGCAGCGACATAAGTTCATCGTATATAATCCTTACTTCGTCTGCGAATTCAAGAGTGGGACGCTTAGGTTTATACTCAATTGATTTTCCTTGATGTGGAAACTGGTCACCTTTAATCCTTGGCTTACTAAGTGATTTATAATTTGCCATATTTCTTCACGCTCCATTTTCGTTGTCATCGGATTCATTTTCTAGTAATTCAGCCAGAGCATCATCGAAGTCTGACATTTGTTCACGTACTACCATATCTTCTATAATAGATTTTACTATTCCTGGGCTTGCTTCTGCTGCGTATAGTGTTGCATATGTTGATTGAACAATTGAACTAATCATCTCTGGTTCATCAAGATGACCATAGATACAACGCAGTAACGAGCCAACCATAAGCGTATAACCGCCAGGAAGTATTAATTTAGGGTCAAACTCTTCTTCACCATACTCAAGTAGGTGGTCGGTAGCCTCAAAGATGTCATCAAAGTGTTGACCACACTCCTGACAAGGTGGAATAGGATCAAAATTCATCAGTAGTTAACCCCATCTTCTCTCGAATAAATCCCGCACCGAACTTGACGTAACAACTATTAACATCTTCTCCGTCTGGCATGGAGATGACTGTAACTGGCAGTTCCTTGGCAAGACCATTGGCAAATTCTTTTCCTGGTTGGTCACCATCTGCAAAGATAAAGACTCGTTCAAAGTCAGCAAGTAGTCGTGTGTAATGTTTCTTCCATGAGTTCGACCCTGGAACTCCAACGCAAGGAATGCCAACACACTTAGACATAGTAATGGTATCAAGTTCACCTTCGCATACTCCAATCCAGTCACCTGCTATTTCAATATCTAATACATTGTACATCTTGGTCTCAGCGCCAGCCATACCCATATACTTAGGCTCTACTGCTGGGTTGAGAGAACGAAATCTAATATCAACTACGCCAGTCTTAGTGATGTAGGGGATTGCTAAGCGACCTTGGTACTGCTCATGACCTGCTTCTGGGTCAACGACGACGCCTAATCGCGCCACTCGCGCTACTTCCCTTGTTATTCCCCGACTTGCTAGGTAATCTTCCGCCTGAAAGATGCTTCCCGCGTACTTGGCTGTGGCTCTCCCCAGTAATTCCTTCTGCGAAAGACTTTGCTTCACGTATGTCTACTCTCTCTTGTCTTGCGATAATTTGGATACTATTGCCATTCATTCCGCAAGCGAAACAATTAAATAGATTATCCTTGGTGTTAAAACTAGCACTTGCGTGCGAATCATTGTGGAATGGGCACTTGATAGTCACCTGCCCTGATGAGCGAGTAATGTTTGCGCCGTAATGTTTTAGTACTGCTACAATATCTGGTAAATCATCATCCGAATACATCGCCCAACCTCATAACTAAATACGCATCATCTATGGACTTGCCTCTGGCTTTAATTACTACTGCTGCCATTACTTCGTTGCGCTTCTTGCCTCTTGCCTCCGCATAATGCGATGCTTCTGTTTGAGCCTCTTTCGTCCAACCGCTGAGGTCAATAGCGTTGCCCGCCCCTGGGGCTTTACACTCGATAACTCCAATGCTTCCGAGAAAGTCAGCCCTAACAGCGACATCACCCTCATCCTTCGCACCCGCACGAGCAAGTCTTTCAGCATCATAACCCTTAGAACGGAACCAATCACGTATGTCAGTTTCAAATGTTGCTCCTCTAGCCTTATGGCTTTTTCTAGTTGTCAACTAAAACTCCAAGTTCTAATAAATCCATTGAGTACAAGTTCTGTGGTGGAACGTACCAAGTTGTTTCGTTGTATCTGAACTCGTCTTTCTTACATTGACTTCCATGTGACCAACCAATTGCTCGGTATGGTGTACCTAGCCAATCTGGTGCTACACGCCTTGTCTTATGGCGCATGCCGTCTGCCATTAGAATATAAACTAAAGAATCATCATCGCGATTAGTGTATCTTAACTTAGGTTGGTCACTAAATGTATAGCGCACTTCACCAAGTCCAGGAATATCTAACTCTGTTTTCCATTTATTAAAATGTGGTACAAAATCTGTTTTGCCAACCATACGGGCAAATGCTAACTCACTACCAGCAGCAACAGCATGTTGCCATAGTTCCCAAAGGTCTCCCTCTGAGTAGTTAACATTCTTGGTTGGGTCTCCAAAGTATACTCTTTGTCTTTGGTATCCCACTTCTACCGCAATCGCTTCCTCTTGCGTAGTTAAAGCGTATGATGTAATCATGCGTTCTCTGGAATATCTTCTATGTACATGTATTCTGGGTTAAATGCTAACCAAGTCATTAGACTTCCGTTTGCATCTGCTCTTCCATAACGATTTTTGACAGACGCCACGCCCATTGATGTGCCGACAGTTCCGAGCGTACATATGAGCGCAGGGAGTTGAGAGACCTTACCTTGGATAGCCGACCTCGGTTGACAAGGATTTCCAGGTACTGCTTCCGAAGTGTGATGTAATACGACAATCGCTGCGTTAGTTGCTCTCGCAAGGTACTTCAACTCCTTCATAATTGCTCGCATAGATGCGAACTCCTCGCCACCATCGGTGGCTACATCCATTAAGTTATCTAATACAATAAGAGTTGGGGGTGAACCCCACAGTTCCTCAAATGCTTGTACTTCTTCATCAATATCTTGTAATGTGGGTGATGATTCGAACGACCAGACTATGTGGCTTCCTTTTTGAAGGACTGCTTTAGTCCAACCAACATCAGTATTAAGTTTCTGTTCAACATCGCTCTGGCTCTTGCCAGAAATCATAGATGCTAATCGCATAGCCATTGTGTGTGCGTTAGTATCTGCTGATATATACAAGGTTGGAACATTAGTTTTGAGTGCTAATGCTAGGGCAAGTGTTGATTTACCTGCTCCTGGAGCACCAGCAAACATAGAAACTTCTGAACGCCGTATGATAATCTTGTTCGCTTCGAATGCCTTAAAGCAACTAGGTAGGGGTTCGCCACCAATAGAGGCTCGTCCCACAGACCTGACTAGTGTGCGCATTGTATCCCCTTCCCTAGTTGCTTAAAATGGAAATAGTTCTTGTTCTAGTTGACTGGCTTGCATTGGTCGGCTCCCTGCGGAAGCGGACATACCCACATCGCGTACGGATTTCCCGTCTTGCTGGAGATTCCCGACTTGTACTTGCGAGCCCCGTGTACGCATGTCGGCCCCGTTGTAGGGGCTGCCGTAACTGGTGCTACCGCTGCCTGGGGTGGTACGAATGAGGGCGGTGGCGCGGTGTCTGGCGTGGTACTCGGCATCGATAAAGGGGCTGCCACCGACGCACCTGCGAGCAATTTCCGCACGGCTGCAATTTGGGTAGCATAGTCTCCTATGCCTTCAAGCAATACACTTAGTTCATCTGCGCTATTAGCACGGACATTGATTAAGTCACCGCTTGCGCTTTTGTAACTGACCTGCAACTTCCATTCTTCGCTCATTTATATCTCCTTTTTAGTACTGAACTGGCAATGCGCTGTGAGTCCACAGCGGTATTGGCAATTATTAGTGTTAGGTAAGAATACACCAGCCTTGCGTGCCTTGTCAAAGCCTTCAACTAGGTACTCCATCTTGTCGTATGAATACTGCGACAGGTCTACCATCTCAACAGTATTGCTACCGCGAGACATGTAGTAGTTGCCCCAGTTCACTTCTACGCCAAAAGTCTGTTCAAGCCCGAGTTTGTAGAAGCCTAACTGGAGAGTGCTGGTTGGTACTTGCTGTGAGGTCTTGAGGTCTACAATGACCAGTTGGCCATTGACCTCAAAGACTCTATCGATAAACATCTTGATTGGTACACCAGCGACGATAGGTGTTAGCCCTAGTTCTACCGCTGGCTCACCTTGGGGGGTGGTCCAAATCTTCCAGTTAGGGTTAGCCTTACGCCAGTTGATATAGTTCTCGACCCACATTGGCCCAGTAGATTGCCAGAACTTTTCATCTTCCTTGTTAGGATTAGCCTTGGTAGCACGACCACCAACGCGAGCATTGGTTAGGTCGATGTCACCTTTGGACTCAGCCCATGCCTTGTCCCAAAGTACTTGACTCATAGGTTCTCCTTGTCGTACAATTCACAGGCAAGGTGGAAAGCGGAACCTCCGACAGACCACACCGATGGCTCTTCTTGCTTATTGAGTAGTCTACCTAGGTAGTATTGATACCCGCAGTCCACGTAAGTGGTAAATGCGGAGTATGATATATGCTCTGGTAAGTCATATTCTTCTAGTTGGATTGTCATATTTTGATTATACCTCAACCAAGGTTGGGTGTCCAGTAGTTTGTGTTGAGATAACTACTAGACAGATAACAATTGATGTGTGTATACTTACATACAAGAACATATAATGTATATAAAGGCCTTCGGCCTAATATGTACATAATATATAATTACTATATCTAAGGAGTACTATGTCCACATTATGGTCTGTGTTTTATGGTGTGCTATTGGCAAATATTACCTTTTACCTGTTCGACCTAGCGGTAACGGCTATCAAGTCAGCCAAGAATAAACGAGATTTGAACCTACTCTGGGAGAGTATTGAGGACTTTGAGGACGACGATTAACCCTTAGAAATGACAAAAGACCCCCTCGCCCTAGGATAATACCTAAGGTAAGGGGGTTTCTTGTCTCTACGGGGCTGCTAGAGCCCTATATGAGTACTA